CCCAAGAGAGAGAAGAGATTAGAAAAATTACTGAGGAAGAATCAAATGCAATTATTGTTGCATCTTACGGAACTTTCTCAACTGGAATTAATATCAAAAATCTTCACAATGTAATTTTTGCATCTCCTAGTAAATCTAGGGTGAGAAATCTTCAATCAATTGGTAGAGTTCTAAGGAAAGGTAAAAAGAAAAATAAAGCTACTCTTTATGATATTGCAGATGAAACCACTTACAAATCTCAAAAAAATTATACTTTAAATCATCTTATTGAAAGAGTTAAAATTTATAATGAAGAAAATTTTAATTATGAGATTGTTCCAATCAATATGAAACACAAATGAAATGTTGGCACTGTGACACTGAATTAATATGGGGAGGTGATAATGATTGTGACTATACAGAAGAGTATAGTTTTGTCACTAATTTACACTGTCCTAAATGTGATTCTTATGTAGAAGTTTATTATCCTAAAAAAGATAGAGGTTGTTGGCAATGAAACAAACTGAAACTAGATGGACTGTTGATGGAAATCAATACGCTCCTGATTTACATAAAAAACCTACTGAAAATTTAAACACACTTATGAAAGCATTAACTGAGATGCTAGATGATACAAGTCAAGAGAATAAAGAAACAGTAGCTTATCTTTTAGGTTGTAGGGATATTGTTGATTATCTGAGAACAGGAAAACTGCCAGGTGAAAAAAATTATACCCCCATAAAAACAGATACTGGATTACAATTCAAAGAAAAGGTAACTTTTATTCCAAGATACTTATGAAACTCACACAAGAAATGATCGACGAAATCCAAAGACTCATGGAACATACCAAGAAAGATGGTAGTATGAATTGGGTTGATGGTGAAGACATAGAGATAAATTTAGCAGGCACATTTGCTGCTGATCGATTTATTGTTATTAAGAACGCATCTAAGAAACCTTGGGAGCCTTCAATCAATAGTACACATCATCCAGACCATGATCCTAAAGTCACGGAAGATTTCTACAAACAATGGCCTCATCTAAAAAAATGAACGATAAAGACAAGTACGCATGTATTAAATTAACTTCGGGTGAAGAAATATTTGCTCAAGTCGAAGAGTTTGTTGATGAGGAAAGAACTCTTATAGTTTTTGATCCGTGTTTCATAAAGGAACTACCAGTCAAACGAGGGCCTTTTGCTTTATATCGTGTTGACCCTTGGTTGAAACTTACTGATGAAAGAATGTTTGTAATAGATTTAAAAAATGTATTATTTTATGCGAGATGCACAGACAAAGAAAAGATAAGTACATTTATAAGATATCAAAAGTCTCTAAATAAAGGAACTACTCCACCAGATAGTAAAGTAGGTATAAGCTCCTCTTTAGGTTTTGTTTCTAGTGTAAAAACAACTAGAGAATCTTTAGAAAAGTTATTTGAATTATAATAATATACTTATAGCTATCCCTTCAACTCTGACAGAGTTATTGTACTACTATTTCAGGAGCTTGTCAAGCGGACAATCTTTTGTTATAATATGTACATAGTTATGCAATATTTTTAAATGTATTCTAAGATGGCAAAACGAAAACGATCTGAACACTATGTAAACAATAAAGAGTTTCTTTATGCTATTGTAGAGTATAAAGCAAAGGTTAGAGAAGCTGAGGAACAAGGTAAACCAAAACCACGTATTACCAACTATCTTGGTTCTTGTTTTCTCAAGATAGCCACTCATTTGTCTTACAAACCTAATTTTGTAAACTACATGTTCAAAGATGATATGGTGTGTGATGGAATCGAAAATTGCGTTCAATACATTAATAATTTTAATCCTGAGAAATCCTCGAATCCTTTTGCTTACTTTACGCAGATTATACATTATGCGTTTCTCAGAAGAATACAGAAAGAAAAGAAACAACTTGAAA